TTGGGCTGACCGAGACATGTCTGACACACGCGAACTAACTAGCAAAGACGGGTCGGTCAAGATTGAGGTCTTGACCGGCAAACGGTTTGACAAGTCTGCTGCTGGGCGTATTATTTACGCCGGCAGTGACGTGTTCAACGCCGTTACCGGCCCGGCTTCCATGGTCAAGATGGAACGCCTGGTAGCTTTGCTTAGTAGCACCTTGCCTGGTGGCTCCCCCCTCACTGTGGGGGGTGTCCACTTCAAGCTGGGTTACAAGTCAGACGCGTTGAAGTTGGCCGCGTTCATCAAGGACGTGCGCTACCCGGACGTCGTGGAGGGTGACTTTTCTCGCAATGATCGCGAGCAAAGGTCACGTGTGGCAGTGATCATAGATGCTATGATGCGTAAGATCGGTATCCCCGACTGGTACTGCGGACTCATGATGACGATGGAACATTACTCCCTGACAAATCGTGATTTCGGGTTGAGAGTGAAGCTGGCATACCAGCTCGCCACCGGCACAACGAACACCACGTTCCGTAATTCAGTTTACAACATGGTTATGTTCGCAGTGGTTGCCCGCCGCCAAAACAGGCGCGGCAAAGCACTGGTGCTCGGTGATGACCTACTCGCTGCGCTTAACAAGCGCCTCAATTTGAGTGAGTGGGTTGCGACTGTGGCCAGCTTCAAAATGGTGTTGAAGGCGAAGGCGCCCAGGCTTGACGGGGAAGCCACTTTCCTCAGTCGCCGCATTTTTGCCGATGTTGAGATTCCCACCATGATCCCCCTCCTTGGCAAGATGCTTGTGCGTTTTAACGTGCGGGCAAACAACAACGAGGGCATGTCTGACAGCCGATACATGGCGGCCAAATCGTTATCTTACGCATTTGGCTGCATGCATGTGCACTGGCTCAGAGACATGTTCTTGAAGCGGTTCGCCATGGAGGATGGCGCTGGCGAAGTCAGCGTCGAGGATTTGGGGTGGTTGGCCCGCAGTAATGGCTACACCACCGCGGACATAATCAAACAGACCAGAGAGGCACCCAACCTCGTGGATGACGACCAATTTTCGTTCTGGTGTTCCCGCGTCTACGATCTTGATATTGTAGAGGTGGAGGAACTCTTTGAGGCGACTGTATTGAGTCAGTGTCCCGATGTGCTGCAACTGGCCAACATTGAGCAGATGCGGATGGACTATGGATAGAATCGAGCCGCGGGGCGAGATCTCTGTGATCTCGGGCCTGGGCCAGTGACATCCCCTCTGTCCGCGCATAGCGTCTCCCTGAAAAAAAAAAAAAAAAAAAAAAAAAAAAAAAAAAAAAAGAAAAAAAAAAAAAAAAAAAAAAAAAAAAAAAAAAAAAAAAAAAAAAAAAAAAAAAAAAAAAAAAAAAAGGAA